GACACCTCCTCCATTGTACGGTATGTTACCATACAATCGCAAGAATTGCAAGAGTGTATTCTACACAATCTTTTGACCTCATTTTCTGTAGATTTAGCCACTTGCTATCTCCTCCGTTTAGAGTTAATATGGTTACAACAAAAGGAAAAAAGCCCGAAACTACGGAGGAAAACACTATGAACGCTAAAACAGAAAGACAGATTGAAAACCTGAAAAAGCAGACCATCGGCGTGGAGATTGAGATGAACCACATCACCAGAGAACGAGCTGCCAAACTTGCCGCCGACCATTTCGGCACAGGCAGATACGAATACACCGCCAGCCGAAACGGCTACAGCACTTGGTCGGCTTGGGATGCACAGGGCAGAGAATGGAAGTTTCAACGGGACGGCAGCATTGCAGGATGCGATGCCGAAAAGTGCGAACTGGTCACGCCGATTCTGAAATACGAGGACATTGAAACCTTGCAGGAACTGGTCAGAAAGCTTCGCAAAGCCGGAGCAATCAGCCATGCAGGCATCGGAGCCGGAGTACACATTCACATCGGTGCCAACGGACACACACCACAAACCCTGCGAAACCTCGCCAACCTTATGGCGAGCCACGAACGGCTGATTGCAGATGCCCTGAAAATCGACCAAGGCAGAATGAACCGATATTGCAGAACGGTCAATCCCCAATTCATCGAACAGCTGAACCGGAAAAAGCCCACCAACATGGCACAGTTCGCAGACATCTGGTATACGGCGAATGGTGCAAATTACGGCAGAAATCAGCACTACAACGACAGCCGATACCATATGCTGAACTTCCATGCCACCTTTACAAAGGGAACAATCGAATTCCGGTTGTTCCAGTTTGACAAGCCTACAGCTGAAAAGAAAAACGGACTCCATGCCGGACAGCTGAAAAGCTACATACAACTTTGCCTTGCCCTTTCCGAAATGGCAAAGGGACTGCGAACCGCCAGCCCGAAACCACAACAAACGGAAAACCCGAAATTCGCCATGCGAACATGGCTGATTCGGCTGGGACTGGTCGGCGAGGAGTTCGCCACCGCCAGAACGTTCCTTACCAAGAACCTTGATGGCGATGCCGCTTTCCGGTTCGGCAGATAAAGGGACAGCCTTTTGCTACCAGCTACACCAGACCGCTTCGACGGTCTTATGGTGGTGAAAGGGTATCCCTTTCAGAAAGGATTTGATTGCATGAAAAAGTTTTACCTTGCCTATGGCAGCAATCTGAACGTGAAACAGATGCAGTTCCGCTGCCCGGATGCCAAAATTGTGGGAACTGCGGAGATTCCAAATTACCAGCTGCTGTTCAAAGGCAGCAAGACCGGCTCCTATCTGACCATCGAACCCAAGCAGGACTGTACCGTTCCGGCGGCAGTGTGGTCGGTGTCAGAACGAGATGAACTTGCCCTTGACCGCTATGAGGGGTATCCCCATTTCTACTACAAAACGGAACTGGAACTTCCCCTTGCAGAAACCAGGAAAAAGCTGACCGCCTTTGTGTACATCATGCACGAGGAACGGAAACTGGGTATTCCGACTTCTGCCTACATCCGCACCTGTGTGGACGGATACCGCCAGTTCGGCTTTGACCTGAAACACCTGCGGAAAGCCATGGACATCAGCGAACGGGAGGTGTACCACCATGAAAACGGATAAGTCAGTTTCGGCAGTCTGCCCACTCTGCGGAAAGCCCTACTCCGGTATGCCGGCACTTTCCAGAACGGACAACCAAACGCCCATTTGCCCGGACTGCGGCATTCGGCAGGCACTGGAAAGCATCGGCGTTTCCACGGAGGAACGGGAGAAAATCCTGTCTGTAATGCACCGAAAGTTCCCCATGTAACCGCCCTGTTTGCCCTGTGTGGGCTTTCAGAGCACTTGCCGAAAAACTGCCCAAAGTCAAAACCAAGCCCCACACAGGCGAACTGTGCGGGGCTGTTCTTGAAGTTATAAATCCCAAAAGCCGGAGCCGAAAGGCTCTGGCGGTCGTACCAAACATGGCAAACAGGTCACATCTGCACGCCATGACCATGATTTTCAAAGACTTGCTTCGGCAGGTCTTTTTTGTTGTGAGGTGAGAGAATGCGAAAACTGAAAGGCTATAAACCCACAAAATTTATGGCGGAAGATTCGCATTATAATAAAAAAGCGGCAGATTATGCCGTGAATTTTATCGAATGCCTGTGTCATACAAAAGGTACATGGGCAGGAAAAAAGTTTGAACTGATTGATTGGCAAGAACGGATTATACGAGATGTATTTGGTGTGCTGAAACCGAATGGCTATCGTCAATTTAATACGGCTTACGTAGAAATTCCGAAAAAGCAAGGCAAATCAGAACTCGCTGCTGCAGTTGCTCTGCTGCTTACTTGCGGTGATGGCGAAGAACGTGCCGAAGTTTACGGCTGTGCTGCCGACCGCCAACAGGCTGCCATTGTATTTGATGTAGCAGCGGATATGGTGCGAATGTGTCCCGCCCTTTCCAAGCGAGTGAAGATCCTGACCTCACAAAAGCGTATCGTGTATATTCCGACCAACAGCTTCTATCAGGTGCTTTCGGCAGAGGCATATTCCAAGCATGGTTTCAACATCCACGGAGTGGTGTTTGATGAACTGCATACGCAGCCGAACCGAAAGCTGTTTGATGTCATGACCAAAGGTTCCGGTGATGCGAGAATGCAGCCTTTGTATTTTCTCATCACCACGGCTGGGACGGACACGCATTCTATTTGTTATGAAACGCATCAAAAGGCAAAAGATATTTTGGAAAGCAGAAAAATCGATCCAACATTCTATCCTGTGATTTACGGTGCAGATGAATCTGAAGACTGGACTTCTCCAGAAGTTTGGAAAAAAGCAAATCCCTCTCTTGGCATTACTGTCGGAATGGATAAAGTTGAAGCTGCTTGCAATTCTGCCAGACAAAATCCGGGTGAAGAGAACGCATTCCGACAACTGCGTTTGAATCAGTGGGTAAAACAGTCTGTTCGATGGATGCCAATGGAAAAATGGGATGCTTGTAATGCTCCTGTAATTCCAGAATTCCTTCGTGGAAGAATCTGCTACGGTGGACTTGACCTTTCCAGTACTACAGATATTACGGCTTTTGTCCTTGTCTTTCCACCTACTGAGGATGATGAGATATATTCTGTTTTGCCTTACTTCTGGCTCCCTGAAGAAACTCTGCCACTCAGAGTAAGGCGTGACCACGTTCCATATGATGTGTGGGAACGGCAGGGTTACCTGAAAACCACTGAGGGAAATGTGGTTCACTATGGTTTTATCGAAAACTTCATCGAGGAATTGGGGCAGAAATTCCATATCAAAGAAATTGCTTTTGACCGTTGGGGTGCGGTGCAGATGTCGCAAAACTTAGAAGATTTGGGATTTACCTTAGTACAGTTTGGGCAGGGATATAAGGATATGTCACCGCCAACAAAAGAACTAATGAAATTGACATTGGAGAAAAAAATAGCACATGGTGGTCAGCCGGTTCTTCGTTGGATGATGGACAACATCTTCATCAAGCGAGATCCTGCCGGAAATATCAAGCCGGACAAAGAAAAATCCACAGAGAAGATTGACGGTGCGGTTGCCATGATTATGGCTCTTGACCGTGCAATTCGCTGTGGATGTGCTTCTGATGAGTCGGTTTATGATTTGAGGGAGATGCTGGTGTTATAGGTTTGATTATCTTTGCAAACTGGAATTTATTGGTGTGGTTTATACCAAATATCTATTTCTTCTTTTTCTGGAATTTCAAACAGAGAAGAAACTTTATTTAGTAATCCCTCATTAACATAAAAACTTGATCCGCCATTTCCAGATATGACTTCATTATTTCTTTTTTCAATATTTTCATACCAAGTCTTATCATCAATATCAATATAATGCATTTCTACCAAAACCCCATTATTTTCTCCATATCTTTTTATTTCTTTCCTGTTTTCTTTCGTCCAAAATCCCCAATCTAAAATTACAGTGCATCCTGCATTTACAATTTCCACTGCTTTTTTTCTTAAATATAAATTAACTCTTATAGCAAATTCATCATAGCCGTCACCTTGTTGATTATTTGTTAAATCATAGGTTACTTCATCTGTAGATAAAATCACAGCATGCTCTTGTTCTTTTAATCGATTAGCATAATATGTTTTACCACAACCAATCTTTCCACATATACAAAGTAATTTTGCCATAACACACCTCACTTACAAATTCCGATTTGTAGAGCAACTGCTCTGCATTCTGTTTAGCATATTATACCACACCCTTGTCCCTAAAGTCAAGAAAGGAGTTTGATTCTCATGGGTATTTTCACAGGACTATTCAAGTCCAGAGATAAGCCGACCAACAGCTATGATTCACCATCCTACACATATTTTTTCGGACGAGCGAACAGCGGAAAACGTGTCACCGACAGAACAGCCTTGCAGCATATTGCAGTTTATGCCTGCGTGCGTGTGCTGTCAGAAGCAATTGCACAGCTGCCACTGCATTTGTATAAATACAACGATAGCGGAAAAGAGCGAGTGCCACAGCACCCGCTTTACTTTTTGCTCCACGACCAGCCAAATCCCGAAATGACTTCATTTGTTTTCAGGGAGACCTTAATGTCCCACTTACTGATTTACGGTAATGCCTATGCACAGATCATCCGAAACGGCAGAGGTGATGTTTTGGGATTGTATCCGCTAATGCCGGATAAGGTCAGAGTAGACCGTGATCAGCGAAACCGTCTGGTCTACATCTACAGCCGCTACGATGAAGCCAATCCAAACCTGAAACAGCAGGGCGATATTGTCCTGCAGGCAGAAGATGTGT